AAGCCAGCACCTGCGGTGGTGGAAGACGACGACGAAGCCGAAGACACAGCACCCGAACCCGAAGTTCGCAAAGCAGCACCCAAGGCGACAGCAGTGCCCGCAGGTAAGAGCAGCTTAGCCAACATCGTGGCTGACTGGGACGACGAGTAATTAAGTTCCGGGGGGAACGCGGGAGCCGCCTCGCTCTCTACCAATAAACTGGTGCCGTTCACAAGGAGAGCACCGTCAGTACCCCCACCTAACACTATGGCCTATTCACAGAAAATCATCGACGCGGTAGCTAAGGCACCGAAGACTACGGGGAACCAGCTTGCACGTTGGGCTATCCACTTAGATTTTCCGGTGACGAAGATTGCCTACGCGCTCGGGGTAACACGTCAAACCGTCTACAACTGGTTTGAGGGTAAAGATATTTTTGTCGCTTACCAAAATCGTGCCGAGTTCCTATTACAAATAATGTCCACATCGAAAACAGCAGATGAGGCTTGGAGAAAAATATGCAAAGAATACAACTTGAAACCTTGAGCCCACGCACACTTACCGACAAAGAGCTAGTGCACTATGTAACGCTGTACGCTACATCGCAGATACCCCACGCATGGGTAGAAGAAATAGTCGCCCGCTTCGCAGCAGTCGTAGACAAAAAATAATCCCATCCCAAGGAATCCTATGGACCCGCTTGAATTTATGGCGGCGGTCCTGCCACCTCCCGGTAACGGGCGGTATTGCGTGGCGGAACTGACTAAGAAGAAAGAGCATATCTATGTTACCGATCTGGAAGATGTACGTGCCCCGATAAACCGATGGAACAAAGCAAAGCTGGACATTTACTTTGCGTTGGGTACGTTTGGAGATGACGACAGCCGCGTAGCTGCCAACAGCCGCATGGTCAAGTGCATCGCTATTGACGTTGACTGCAACCACCCGAAGGACATCCCTAACGCTGAAGGCGTGATTACTACCAAGGCATATCCGTCAGCGAAAGCTGCGGCGCATGCCATCATGGACTTCTCTGCCGAGGTTGGCTTGGATGCGCTAGGTGCTCCGTGGCTTATTGCATCCGGCGGTGGCGTACATGCCTACTGGCCTTTGAAGGAAGCTGTGAGCATCGACGAGTGGAAGCCTGTGGCCGAGTCGTTTAAACGCCTGTGCTTGTTTAAGAAGCTAGGCATCGACCCAACGGTGACGGGTGACGCTTCTCGTGTGTTGCGTGTGCCAGCAACAATTAACACGGGGTTCAAAGCCAAGAAGCAAGTGCGCGGCGAAACCAATGTGCGCTTTATGAACGAGGGCGATTACTTTTCGCTTGATGACATACGCGATTTGTTGGAGTCCCAGTTAATCGGTACGGCGTTCGAGTTGAAGGTGCAAGCAAAGCCGAGCATGGCGCTGGCACTACCCGGACAAAGACCTGCGCAAGCAGTTACGACTTCGACGGTGCAGTTATTCCCAAACAGCATAACGAAGTTTGGCAACATATTTAAAGCGACTAAGGCTGGCAAGGGCTGCGGGCAGTTGGAGTTCTATGCCACTCATGCAGGTGATGACGGTATGGAACCGCTGTGGCGCGGCATGCTTAGTATTTCTCAGAAGTGTGTTGACGGCGAGAAGGCATCGTTGTGGCTCAGTAGCCTGCACCCCTACGATGAAGACAGGATGCGTACGAAATTGGCTGAGATCAAGGGGCCATATCCATGCACGAAATTTGACTCAGAAAATCCCGGCATCTGCACTAGCTGCCCACATTGGGGGAAGATTACAAACCCCTTGATGCTAGGCCGTGAAGTAGCGCTGGTGACTGAGGAGAAGCAGATCGAGGTGATAGCTCCCGGAGTTGCGGAAAAGGTGCGGAACGTCCTGCGCCCAGAGGCACCCAAAGGTTACGCCTACGGTAAGAACGGCGGGATTTTTGCAGAGAAAGAATCCGAAGGGCCGGACGGCACGGTAGATAAGCGTCAGGTCTTGCTGCTGTCTTACGACTTGTTCCCTGTGGACATCCTTGTAAGCAATGGTGAGCATGTGATTCATATGCTGGCGCTTCGCCCCGAGGGAGCGCAGACAGTAACCGTAGCCCAGAAAGCCGTCGTCAGTAAAGACGACACCATGAAGAGCCTCGCTAACCAAAACGTGATTGCATCGTTTGGTGCGGGGAATGACCAAAACCTATTTTCTTATGTGAGAGCGAGTGTAGAAAAAATGTCAACAGAAAAAGCACCAACACGAGTACCCGATAGCTGCGGCTGGCAGAAGGACAACACCTTTGTGTACGCAGGGAAAATCTATTCCCCCAACGCAATGCCTGTAACCGTACCTATGGCGGGATTAGAAAACATTGTCAATAACACGCAGCCCACGGGCAGCATACAGGGTTGGCGCAATGTGATTGATATGCTTATCAAGCATAAGCTGTGGGATCAACTGGCGATCGTCTTGGTGGGCGCTGGCGCTCCGCTGATGAAGTTCACTGGCATCTACGGCATGACTTTCCACTGTGCGTCAACGTACTCAGGCACGGGTAAATCCTTGGCGTTGGAAGGTGCGGCATCCATATGGGGACACCCCGTCCACTACCGTACGGGTAAAAGCACTTCGCCAGTAGCCATGCAGCAGCGTTTGGGTTTGCTCAACAGCATGCCTTTGATTACAGACGAGATCACCAGCAAGAACCGTGCGGCTCCTGAGTGGTTCTCCGAGTTCCTATTGGATATGACTGAGGGTCGTGGCAAGGAGCGTATGGAGTCCGGCTCCAACAAAGAGCGCCTGAACAACTCCACTTGGATGTCCAACGCCATCATGTCGTCCAATACCTACGTCATCGACACGCTGCTTGGCACACGCAAGCATGCTTCGGAAGGTGAGATTCGCCGGGTAATTGAGTTCGATATGGACAAGGTTCTCTCGTGGACTCCTGCTGAGATCGAGGTCATCAAGTCCTTGGCGCACAACTACGGCGTGGCTGGCGAGATGCTGGTGCAGCACATGGTGGACAACTATGAGCGCTTGGTGTCCTTGGTTCCCGAGGTGGTCCGGCAGATGTACACCGAGTACGAAGCTACCAATGACGAGCGGTTTTGGATGGCTGGCGTAGGTACTGCGATTGCGGCTGGTATCCTGATGAGCGACAACAACGCAGGGATTGCCAACTTCCCCATGAAGGAGATCATCGCAGCGTTCGGCAGGCGTATCGAGGTCATGCGTAAGGCTATGCACGGCAACAAGCGGGATGCCGAAGACATCCTCAACGCCTTTATCCGCGACAACTACGGCAGCTTCGTTATCGTCAACTACGGTGCTACTGGCGGTGTGCTTTCTGCTATGGGAGACGGGGCGGTGATAGATAAAAACACAACCCGAACGGCTGTTCAGGGGCGTGTAGAGAACGGGGTTACGGTTAACTGCTCTGATTTGTATATTGAGGAGCGCGTACTGCGCACCTTCTGCTCATCCATGAGTTTCGGTTACACGGACTTCAAAAAGCAGTTGGAAGCCCACCAGCAGATGAGGGTGTCGTATATAGCGCGTAAGGACTTGATGGGCAAAACAACAGGCCCCGCCATGCGGGTATCGGCAATCAAGATCACGCGACCCTTAATCGAAGATGACGCTGAAGATTAAGTACCCGTGGGAAAAAGTAAAAAGGGGGCAGGGGTTTTTCGTCCCCTGCCTCGACCCCGAAACCACGCGGGAAGAAGGCTTAAAGCGTGCCGTATTCCTGCGTGTGTTTGATGCCCACGCTAAGGAGGGCATCCATGAGGGGCTTACCGGAGTTTACTTTTTCAGGTTGCCTCGGCGCGTTGTATAGCCTTCATGTAGCGCTCGGACTGTAGCTGGCGCTGCTTGTTCAGTTCTTCAATACGCTTTGCCTTGGCATCCCCATCTAGGCTAGACCCCCGAATAATGTTTTCCTGCTTGCGTATCTGCCCCATTACCTTTTGGTACTGCAACGCCATAGGAGCCACCCGTATTTCTGCGCGGTGATCTTGCAAGTACTCCTTGGCATCTTCAATTTTCCCTGTGCTGCGGTAGTTGTCGAAAGTACGTTTAGCTTGCAACGCCTCGTCTGCCAGCTTGTAAACAACGTCCGCATCTTCGCCACCGTACTTGCGTTGGAAGGAACTGCCAATCAACGGCATCTCGGATAACTTACGAGTTGGCTCCTCAATGCTGCTGTCCTTGGCGAACAGGCTGTCGGCAGAAGCGGCTACCATAAGCGGTAGCTGACCCAAGTACCCGGACACAATGTGCTCAAGCTGAACTGGGGACAGTCCGGGAACCATACGCCCAAACCACTTAGCCAACTCGGTAGTGTTAGCGTTGTACTGTGCCTCGGGGTCCAGCTTTTCCAAACGCGTGGACAGTATTGGGTTACCGGAGAAGAAGCTCTTGTTGGCGTACACCTCTGCAATAGGCTTAATAATCTGCGGCATGCCCAAGTTGCTTCCCCCGGGGATAGCGCCTACAAACATGTCTTTCAAGGCACGCAGTTGCTGCGGTGTGTTCACCTCACCCTTAATTGCGTCAGCGGCAGCAACGCCAGCAGAGAAGAACCAACCAAACTCGTAAGGGATAGGTATCTTGATAGGCTCGTCCACACCCGGCAAAGGTATGAAGAAGTTGCTGTAACGGTCTTTAGGCTTGGCGTTCTTGTAGTACTCGTCATCATCCATAGCCATTGCGTAAGCTATGCCGAACCCAGTCAGCATCATGGCGTTGTTGATAAACTTTTTTCTGATCTTCAACTGCTCGTCGAACGGCATATTGCCTCGAGCCGCTTTGAACAACACGCTCAGACCTTGAATCTGTGCGTTGAAGAACGGTATCATCCGGCTGGCGTACTGCACAGTAGGTGACAACCCGCGCTTGTAGAAGTTCATTGACTCCCGAACAGCGTAGCTTGCTTCTGCTTCGGACAGACCGTTCTTAATAGCGTTGTCGTATATAAGTGTGCGAGTAGCCGCGTCAGCTTTGATGGCTAGATTGTCTGCGCCTTTGAACAGTTTTCCTAGTACGCTAAGGCTCTTGCCCCCAGCCAACTGAAGCGCCATCTTATCTATGTCCGCTGGGCTACCGTCAAATATACCGCTCTGCACCAAACCTTTTTCAATCAGCTTAGCGCCAGTTTCGCTCTGTCCCCTAGTCATTTTTAAGAACTCTTTGTTAGCTCTGAAAATAGCTGTAAAGGGGCCGTAGTCCAAACCTGCTGTAGCCGTAGCTGCAAACGGGTCACGGATTAACTGGCGAGCCAAGTAGATAGGTGTTCGGGTAACGCCCGCACGGAGCAGGTCACCTGCGATACCACCTAGTTTCAGGAACGCAGGCAGCGTAAGGTGTGCGCCTTCCAAGCTCTTGATGATGAGTTCAGCGGGAATACCACCGAACATGGTGTCGTTTGTCTGTATACGTAACCAACGGTCGCCCTTATCTTTAGGGTCGCTTGGGTCAGGTTCCTGAGTCCAACGAATGATGCTTGGGTCAGCAACGCCTTGTCCCTTATGCACGGGCATAAGGTTCTTTTTGTCTTGCCCTTGGCCTTCCCCTGCAGCTTGCATAGCGTAGGCTATGTTTTTCTGCGCCATGTTGGTCATGCCTTTAGTGACCAGCAGCATGGTGTTACGCATGATAGACTGGTTCAACGGCATGATCTTAGCGTCGCCGCCTTTTAACTCGGCAAGGTATGGCTGGTGCTTGATGTCACCGATGGTTATGGTCTTCTCACCACCAAAAACAAGTTCTGCATTGCCGTTAGGCAAGACGCGGTAGTAAGGAACGTAGTCCTCATCTTTCAAGAACGCCTTTGCGTCATCACGAGAAATGGCAGCAACTTGCGGTGAAGAAAGCCACTCTATCATTCCTTTGTTGTAGGCGTTGTACAGCTTGCGGGTCTTTTCCAACGCAGCCTTTAACTCGGGGTCAGCATCCACAGAACGCATAACGTCCTGAAGTTCCTGTTCGGTAACGCCCATAGCGCCAGTGTCCAGCTTAGCCAAGCCTTTGTTCATAGCACGTTGGGCGATCATGTACATAGAGGCCATACCCATCTTGGCTTCGGCGTTACCGTAGCTGTCAGGGATGTCTTGCACAGAATCAAACACGCCAACCGCGCTGTTCTCCATAGAGCTACGGACTTCGTAGTAGCCCTTGTCGTCTTTGAACATCTTAGGGGGGCCGGACGACAGTGCCATCTGGGTGACGGGCATGTGCTGGTCTGCAGCGGTAATGCTAAAGATGGCCTGACGGAACAGCTTGGTGCTGCCCATAGTACGCGGGTCTTCCACAGCGTATTCGAGCGCTGTAACAACACCAGCCCGCATGTTTGCAGTAGCCATCTCAGCTTCAAGCGCAATGTTGGAACCCAGCTTCTCACGCAAAGTTTTTGGTTGGGCTACTACGCGCTGCGCCGCTCTGGACAGGGCATCGTCAGACTTGTAGTCCGCGCCACGGTAGTTAATCCCCTCGACAGCAACTTCACCGCCTCGAGCGCCTTCGCCTGTTTGAACGTACTTACGCGCACTCTCAACCACTTGCCGCACTTCATCGTCGGACACATTCTTAGATTTAAAGGTACGCGCAAACGCACGTTTAAGTACGTTGTATATACGACGCAAAGCCGACTCTTGGGCACGAGTTGGGCCAGTCTCAGCAATATCCGCCAGCACTTCTTCGACAGCGGTTTCTTTGGATAACCGGGCGTTTGCCTTCATTTTGGCATCAGCCTCCGCACGTACAGCCGCATTACCACTGTATATACGGTTCATTTCAACAGCGTATTCGCCACCAAGTACTTCGCGCAAACCAAAGTGGCCTGCAATCTCGTGCGCCACAGTGAGCGCTACGTCTTCACCTGTGTGCAGGTTCTCAGCTACCAAGTAGACCTTCTTGGTCTTGGTGTCGTACAGGCCGGGGATTTTCCCGGTCATGTTGTCGAGCTTAGCCTGCTCTTGAATGTGTTCAGGCAAGCCTTTTTCTGTAGCCACAACCACGATTTCGGGAATAGTTGTCCAGTTAGCGGTGATTCGGTCAGCCAGACGCGCTACTTCCTGCTCCTTCATACCAGCGCCTTCACTGGTCTTGGTGCGGTACAAAGCGCCTTCTTCACCTAAGTCTTGACCAAGGGGCGTGTCAGAGATAGCGTCTTCGCTGCGCTCGGCAGCAGTCATCTCACCAACATCTTCCAAAACGCCAGCTTGTTCACGCGCCTTGGCAGTTTCCTTTTCCAGCGCGGCAAGGCGTGCTTTTGCATTAGTAAGCACGTCTACGTTAAATGTCTTGCGGCGACCAGCCGCATAGTCCGCTTGGGCTTGTTGTAGATTAGCTATAGTCTGTTTCATTCCTGAAACTTGGGAGTTCAGCGTAGACAATCTATCGAAAGCGGCTGCTTGCAGCGCAGTTTTCTGAGCCAAGTCCATTGACTTAACTTCTTTTTTGGTCAGTTTTTTGCCCGCAGCGATCTTCTCGGCGGCTAGCTGGTTACCAACCGCAACCGCTTGTTTTGCCGTAGGTATTTTTTCTATGGGCGCTTCGGACAACTTGGTCTTTGTAACGCCCGGAATCTTCTTGCTTTCTTCGCTTCCTGAGCGAAGTTTGCTTGGTTCTGCAGACTGCTCGGTGGTAACAGACCCCATCCGACGCGAAAGTTTTCTGCTATCTAAAGCTAGTTTTGCCCGTGCATCAGCCAGTTCTTTGGCGGTTTCAGCCATACCCTCGGTGTTGCCTCGGGCCTTTTGCTTCTTCATTGTGGCAACGAGCGCGTTGACTTTAACTTCGCTTGCCCTGCGCTCATCCGCAGCATCCTCGGCCATTCCAATAAGGTCTTGTTCCTCAGCGGTAGCCGGTTTAATTTCGCGGATTGCGTCTTTGCCTTGACGCTGCATGATGGGGGTAGCGCGGGCCGCTAACTCATTCAACCTAGTTTCAGCCGCGTCTATGCGGGTTGACAAATCTGCCTGCTGTTTTAAGAAACCTTCGACACCTTTGAATGCTGGCTTCGTAAAGATGCTGCCTTTTGGACCGTACATGGTAAGGCTGGCTTTTTTACCGGGCTTGCGGGACTCGTAGAACGCGTCCAGTTTTTGTTTAAGCGCACGGAATTCCGCCACTTTTTCACGCACTGCGCTACCGCCGCCACCTGCACCGTGCATTCCACGGATTTGGTTAGCCATCATTTCCAAGCGAGCCTCTTCTGCCCGTACTTGGGCGACGTTCATACCGGCGGCTTCTTCTGCCATTGCTTGCGCAAGGTAGCTTTCGGACTTGGCTTTTGCGATGTCAATCTTTTTAAGCAACGCAGCGCGTTCTTTGTCCATCTTCCCAATTTCCATCTTCAATTGGGGGACTTTGAGTCCATTTAATTGCTGCTCATAAGCTAACTCTGTCTGGATTTCATCAGCGGTAACAGCCGTAAATGCAGCACGTTCTTCATCAGTAAGCGCCCGGTAACGGCGAACGTCACCTGCATGCAACCAATTCCAGTTACGTGTCCGAGCCGCAGACATCTCTTCGGCTTTTTGTCTAGTGGCGTAGCTACGGTCGGTGGTATCACGCAGTTCATCCTGCGCTTTGCTGGCAGCTTCTGCACGCCGCTTGTCGTTAATTGCAACAGAAAGATCGCTCTGCGCTTGAATGACATCCCGTTCAGTGGGTGCCGCAGCACCCAACTTAGTTAGCGTATCCCGAGCAGCCATAACTGCCATCATGGAGTCAATGTGATCTTTGGCAGCTTGCGCTGCTTCGGCATTATTCTTCAAGCTGTCGAGCTTGTTCAGTGTGTTCTGCAACTTCGTCTGCTGCTGGCTCAAAATGTCGAGCTTTACCCGGTTGTCTTTCTTAGGGGCCTTGCCGATTAGCTTCTCGGTAGTAGCTATCTGTTCCCGAATGTCGTCCAGCGCCTTGCTGTAGACCGTGATGCTTTCCTGCAGTTGTGCATGCTCTTCGGATTTTGAGGACGCTGACAAGCTCAGTATGGACGAGAACATAGGGTCGTCTTGCAAACGCCCGTAAGCAGCAATAGCTTTTTTTGCCTTGTTGTTGCCTGCCAAAATACTTTTTGCGGTGGCTTTTGTTTCCCACAAGTTTTTAAGGGAGCTAAGTTCTTGTTCCAATTCCGTAATGGACTGGCCTACTTTCCTGATCTCAGGCAGCGCAGCTACTTGTTGGGTGGCTTCTTTCTCGCGGGAACGCATTTCTTTAACAGCAGCGCTGTTGAGGTAGCGTTGGAACATTGCAGGGGTAGCGCGGGTTAGGGCTGTAGCCGCGAGTTCTTTTTCGCCAAACAAGTCCATCTGGCCTGCTTGCTCTGCGGCATCCAAGTCCTCACGAACGCGCAGGTACTGCTCGAGTGCATCAGGGTACATCCCCATCTCAATTGCAGTAGCGCTTGGGCCACGCAGGGTAGCCGCCTGCTCCCTTGGACCGCCGGTTTTACGCACTTTTGCAAGGTCGTCCACCCGTTTTTGGACCTTCACTTCGCCGGATGGGGCTTTAAATTCATCTGGACGGCCTTGGAATGGGCCTTCAATGTCTTCTTGAGCTATCAAACGGGCTTGGTATGCAGCCTGTGCGGGTTTTAACGCAGTTATTTTTTTCGCTTCTAAGTCGGCTAGTTGTTTGTCAATAGCTTCTTTGTATCGCTTTACGCGGGCTCTGGCTAAGTCTTTAGCGTCTGTGCTTGTACGGGTTCCAAAGTCTTTTCCGCTGGCAAGCGTAGGTGTTACCGTGCTTGTTGGGGGTGTCTGTACAGGGAACGCATCGTATAGCGCTTCTTTGCCTGCGCCTTTTGGAACAAAACCTTCTTCGCTACGTTCGATTCGGGCAAGCTGCTCGTCGATAAGCGTAAGAATCCCGTCCTTGTCTGTTTCAGGAACACGGTTGCTCACCCGGGTCAGGAACGCGTACGCGTCGTCCGACAGATCATCGCGGAGTTGCAAGCGGTCAATACGCTGGCGCAGTTCTTCGGCAGTAAGGGGTTCTTCCGTACCTTCACGGCGAGGGTACAACTTAAACGGAGCTTCACCACCACGCTGTACTGGGCGTTTACCTTCGTCTGGCGCTGTGGCAGTTACATCTTCCCCTGTGAGAATCTGTTGCATCTGCCCAAGTGGAGCAGAACTAGGTGTGGTAGGACCGGCTTCTTGGTCGTTTGCACCAAACAAACCTAGTTGTTCGTTAATCTCGGGGGAGCCGGGGCTGCGTTTTTCGCCCATACGCCCTAACGAGGCTACTTCTTTTTGCTGCGCTGCTTCGCCGCGTTCTTGCACACGCTCTTGGGTACGACGATCTACATACGCACCGGATTCTTCCCGCGATAGACGGCCACCAAACTGGGGGCTGGTTTCAGAAGTGCCGTAGTAGCCGCGCTCTTGGGCAGGCATGTCGATACCTTGCTGCGATTGAGGTGCAATTTGGGCTTGCAGGTCGATGACCTTTTGGGCGTGTTTGGCTGCTGCGGGTAAATCACCCAGTATCTTTGCGGCTTCCATTTTTTTAGTTGCCACCGCAAGCTGGTCTTCTACAGACTTGCCTACATTTTTCTGAGCTTCTATCAGTGCGGCCTGCGCTACCTCGTACTTGGGGAGCAGGCTAATTATTTCGGCGGGGGTGGCGGTTTGCGCTTGCGTGTTGTATTGCTCAACAAGTTGTTGCAACTGGCGCACTTGTTGCCGGAAATCTGTGGGCTCAACCGCATCAGCTTCGGAAGCCACGCGTGCTAGCGGCTGTCCTGTTAAGTCTAGCTCCGGAGTAGTTGGTACGGGGGCTTCCGCTCCCGGTATAAGCGCCATCTGGTTCTGCAGCGCAGTTGTATCGGTGATTGCTGCTGGCGCAGGGGGCGCAGCCACAGGTAAAAACTGCTTGGAACGGCGATACTCTTTGGCAGCATCCGATAGCACCGCGGCATGTTCTTTTAACTGTAGGCCAATTTCCTTATTTTCCTGTCGCTGCTCTTCAGTTAGCTTTTGGTTCTTAGCGCCTTTGTGGATCGAAGCCTGCAAATCTGCTTGTTTCTTTTCCGCAGCTTGATACACCTGCTGTGCGTTAAGTGCGTACTCAGGGGTTTGGCGCTCGGCTTCCAGCTTTGCTTCAGCTTCGGCTTTGGCTTGGGACTCTTCAAGGCTGCGTTGCTTTTGTACTTCGCGTTGGTTTTGGTCGAAGCGGCCTTGCTCTTGCCCACGTTCAACATAGCGGCCTGCAGGAGCCAAGATACCGCCAAGGACAGCGCCACCAAGGAAATTGTCAAAATACTCTGCACGGGCAGCAGGGTCAGTGAGGTTCAAACCAGCCTGCATGCGCTCAAATACTTGCTGACCTGCTTCGGTCAGACCCTCAGTCCCCATCGTTTTACCGGTAGCCAGCAGGTAGTCGGCAGCGGTTTTCTTAATGCCTTCCTTAGCCAAGTCGTTGGCAGCTTTAGCGGAAATGTTGAGCCCAGCACGCTCAAATATCTGGCCGAGTCCGGGAATCATCCGCATACTTATGGTGTCCAGCGCAGCCATAGGGATGGAAGCTAGCGCGGCATTGGTGAGGTCAGTCTCCCCCAACTTCTTGCCTGTATCAACTTGGCGGGATAGGTTCGAGCCCGTGAACTGCGCTGCGGAAGTTAAACCCGCAGCACCCAAACCAAGCGCTGTACCAGCAGTAGCCAAACCCCCCAGTACGGGGGCAGCAGCAACTGTTGCAGGAAGTGCAAGTGCCGTAGCGCCAGCAGCCAGCGGAGCCAGCATGTACGGGGCAGAACCACCGGCCAACTCAGCGATATTAGCTAGGGGCGCTTCTGTAAAACTCTTTGTAGTTGGCGCGAAGGTTTTCTTTTGATAGGCTTCTTGCTCGGCAATGTACTTCTCTGCTTCGGGAAGTCCCATGATGCCAGTGCGTCCGGCTAGGGCGGCAGCGTCACTTTTTAAGTTGGAGAACCCTGCCTTGAGCGCAGGCATGAAGCCTGACTTGGGTTGGTCTTCGGGTTCTTGAGACGCAAAAGCCTTTGGGTAAAGCCGTTGCGCTTCTGCAAAAGCGGCACTGATGTCTTCACCCTCACGCAAAGGAAAAAATGATCCATCGGGTAATGTGAGGGCTTTTGCCATTTTGTTCTTGCAGTGTTGTACCGGGGGCGCATCCCGGTTTTATTGCGCCTAGTGGTTATTATCCACCAGAAGGACGCGCTAGTAAAGATGCTTTTGAAACATCCACCGGTGTAAAAGCTCTCATCGCCGCTGCAAAATCCTGCGGTGTCATACCCATTCCCGGCCCTGCGGTTTTAAGGTGGTCTGCATACGCTTGTTGTATGTTGAACTTCCCTGCCGCAATTTCGGTTATCTTGCGCATACCGGCTTCTATATCGCCCTTACCCAGTGCCGCAGCCAACTGCATTTGACCGCTAGGCATACCCGCGGCTTGTATCCGATTAGCGCGGTCCAAAGCGCCTTGCCGTGCAGCAGCTTCTGCAGTAAAAATCTTACCAGAATCTTCGCGTTTTTCACTTCGATCTTTTGCACGCGCGTCCAGGTCGTCGAAAGAATCCTTAGCGTCTTCAATCTTCTGGCGCTCGGCTGCGGTGAGTTTCAAGCCTTCGGAGTACATGCCCATGCCTTTGGTAGCGCCCTCGGCGATACCTGCTAGGCCCCGGCCTGTGGACTGCATCATTGCCAAACCAGCGTTGATGACGGCCATCTTAGCGTTAAGGTTTTCGGCCTTTTCAGCACGGTCTTCGCGGCCTTTGATACGGGACTCCTTACCACCGAGTAGCGCAGCTAGACCTTCTTTGCTTGTTTGGGCATTTGCAAGTTCTTTCCCGGCCATAGCCTCTGCTGACGCTTGAAGTTGCTTGCGAGCATCTGCTTCGGGGTCTACTGGTGCACCTTGGGCGGCAAGTATTTTTTTATACATCGCGGTTAAACCGCCAGCACCCGCCCCGCCAGCCCCAGTGCCTGAACCGCCAACACCTTCTCGTTGGGAATAAGGTGCGCTTACTGTTTTTAAAGCCCCATCTGCGGGAACACGAATATCGCCGCGACGTGTATCGTCCGTAGGCATTGTTGGAGCGCCTTTTGTAGCCTGCGCCAGCGAAGTGCGTTTTCCTTCCGTACCAAAGTTGACGTTGTAGTTCTGCCATTTTTCTGCTTGTTTATCTCGCAGAAGTTCTGAAACTTTAGCGGCTCCTTCACTGCCTAGCGTTGAGATAAGCTCGCCTATAGACATGCCTTCATAGCCTGTTGTGTCTGGCAGTAAGTTGTTTTTACTAACACCGGGCGCGTAGGGCGCGTAGGGCATGTAACCTGTGCGCATTGTTCCGCCGGATTGAAACCGCGGGACTTCCCCGCCCTCGTCAAAAGCTACGATTCCGCCGCCTGCTAAGCCCTGCATATTCGGGGCGGGAAGCTGCGCGATGCCTGATTCTTCGGGTAAACCCTGAGCCTGTGGCGCTTCTTGTGGAGCCTGTGGTTGTGCAATAGACTCCACGACCTGCTCGTTTACTTTAGGGGGAATACCCATCTGTTGGGGTTTACCCGCAGACATAATTTTCTTTTGCGCGTCGCTAGCTGCCTTAGCAGCGAGTAAGGCCATCGTGTCGTTCTGGTGCTGTGCCGCGTACTGTTGCAGCATTTGGGGGCTTAACTGGGTAAGCCGAGCGACCATCTGGTCTATGTTGGGTGTAGCGACTGACATGTGTTTCCTTACTTCATTCCGTGAATGAGGAGCGCTGCGAGTCCAGCGGGTTTCTTAGACTTGATGGAGCCGCCCTTGGCTTTCATAGCAGCGCCAAACAGGGACGTGCCCAAACCAGCCACTTGGTTAAATGTCGAAGGCTGCGCTTTGTAAAGCTCTGAACCCAGATTGGACATGGGCGCACCGCGCACGATGTCGGACATAAACCCGATCTGCTTGTACGGGTAGTTCTGCTCGGCCGTATAGTTTTGCTGGCCCACATTGAGCATGTTCTGAACTTGCTGTTGCTGCTGAGTGCCCAAGGCGTTTTGCAGGTTCATGTTGCCTGTGGTCTGGCCGTACAGGTTTTGGCCTTGAGAGCCAAGCGCTGAGAAGCCTTGCAAGCCCCGGCTGGTGTCTGCATTGAACTGGTTCTGTGCGTTGGTGTAAGCGTTCTGTAAGCCTGCTGCTTGGATGTCGCCTTGCTGAATCCCTAAGTTACGCTCGCGTTCAGCCCGCATGATGGCATCTCGAGAACCTCCGAAAGCGCCTGCCTGTGCTGCTTGGGCTTGCTGTTGGGTTCCTTGGATGGCCGACATCCTTGCGGCATCGCGTTGCTGGTTCTGAATCACGTTTTGGATATACGGACTCATATACTGGTCGGCTTGGGGTTGACCAAACTGCTGGCCTGACAAACTCTGCAACCCCTGTGCTGATGCCAAAGCGTAGGGGTCTTGGGTTAAATTACCCGCCTGCCCAAAAGCCTGTTTCTGCAAATCGGTAAACGCAGCAACCTGATCGCCCGTAAGCCCCTGTGACTTGGCCCAGTCAGCGTAGCTTTGGTATGGGGTTTTAACTGCTGCGGCCGCAGCCCCAAGAACGCCTGTCCCGTACGGGGCAATTTCAGGCGCAAAGCCTACTTGATTTAGGAGTGTTGAATCTGCCATGACTGTTCCTTATGCTGGAAGGTGGCGAGCAGACTTGCTGTTCACCGCCGTTTTGTTTTTGCCGACTGTCTTTGCGCGCCCTGCTTGGATGCGAGCCATCATCTTGTACAACTCCCGTGCCCCTGCGTCTGTGGAGCCGTTGCCAAGTTCAGAGACGATACGCGCTGGAATAACAAACTCGCCGTCTGCAAGTCGTGCTGGCTGGTTGCCTGCAATTTTAGCGGGGATGCTGTCCGATACACCGTCACCGGGGCCACGCAGTAGCTGACCGCCATCGGAGTAGCCGCCAAGAGAACCCAAGCCGCCGCCAGCCAAGGATGCGATACCGCCTTTGCTATACATACTACCGTCTGGTTTGCCATCCGCCGTCATGCCGTAGCCCGCACCGGGAGCAGAATTATCAAAACCACCGTAACCTGTACCACCTACCGCAGTTTCTCCGGGTTTTCCCGTAGGTGCCGCAGGTGCCGCAGGTGCCGCAGGTGCTGCGGTTGGTGGGCTTGTGTCTGTATTCAGAGGCCCTTCTGATTCGTCGTGTAAAGCATCTTTTAATGGTGTAATTTCCGACATAGACTTGGGCTGCGGACCCATAAAAGATTCTTTAAGAGCGCTATAGATGGAGGTTACCGGACTCATAAGAAACTTACCCATATTGGCAAAATCTTTTGCCCGCGCCTCCGACGCAGTTGTACCCGGTACTAGCCCAAATACTTTATCTTGTGATTCGTAGCTGTCAAAAAGATTGTTAATACGGTCTTGTTCTTGGGGGTCTCTAGGCCCGCTACCACCAGCACCAGCACCACGGTTGTTCAGAGCAGCCAAGCCCTCTTTAGCGGCCAAAGAAGCAGCGGCTGCATCGGCAGCAGCAGTGTCATCTGGAACCCACACATACGCGTTTGTAGCTGAGTCTAGTATGTATTTCCCGCCAGTTCTACTATCAAAATCTGCAGGTTTTATTGGGCCTGTACTGGCTTTGTGTGTAAACAACATTGGATTAGCACCTTTACCCATGAGGTAGTCCAATGACTTCTGCGAATCTGTGCGGGTATCGTAGGGGTCAATTACTTTTGTGGAAGCTGGAACACCGCCAAAACTAACAGGGCCACCGCCAGCCATACCCCGTGCAGGCACACCGCCAAAAGAAACCGCAGGCTGGTCGCCAAAGTCGTCTGTAGAAATGGCTTGTGCTTGGCGAATCTCCCCAGTTACGGGGTCTGTTTCGTAGCGTCGGATGTACTTCGGTGTTTTCGTTGCGCCTGTGCCTTCACCCTTGTCGTTTAGTCCCCCCGCTATGGCAGGTAGTAACGCTGCACCTATTGCAAACTTGTTGTCGGAAAGGAAATCTTTAGGTGTGCTAGCTGCTGCACTAAACCCAGATTTAAGTTTATCCAAAGTGCTTGTGTCTGCTACTTTTTGTGCAATACCCGAAGCATCACCGCCCAACGCGGCTGCGCCTCCTGCAGCATCAACCCCCGCCTTTGTTAAAGCACTTGTGCCGGAATTCATCAACGAGCCTGCTAAGCCAGCGCCGCCGTAAGCACCCATACCCGCCATGATGCCTTTCTCAAGGCTACCGGAAGACAGACCTGCAATGCCGCCGACAGTAAGCGCTGTGCCAGCAGCCTCGCCCAAACCAAGCATGCCGCCCACTGCGGTGCCAACACCGGGGGCAAATGCGTTAAGTGCAAACCCCGCAACGGCGGGTAGGATGCTTTCCAAGAACCCTGCTTCAGGGAGTCCTGTTTGTGGGTTGATTGTCAAAGAGCCGCCGTGTGCCATAGCAAGCGCTTGAAGCCCCTGCACTTCTTTGGGGGACATATGTACAAGCGTTCGGTCTGGACCACGGCCTTGCGCCGCCATTTGGGTTGCTAGATTCTGTAGGCTCATACTTTTACCTTTAGTACATTACTGGCTGTTGTATCGTAGTAGACATCGCCTACACGAAGGTTAGCTAAATCTGCCTGACTTGGCAAGCTGGGAGTGGCTGTTCCGGGGACAGGGGGAGCGCTCAATGCCGCAATTATATTGGCTCCAATGCGTTGTGTGGAGATGTTAATTGGGCCACTGTTATCTAGTTGGTTGAAATACAACCGCAGCAGGGTGGTAAATTGATCTTGGTATGCACGGTCATACACTTCCGGCGCAGCAGGGAGACGGGGGGCGACTACGTTCTTTTGTGCCATTTAGCGTCTGCCGTCAGGTCTGGTGTCTATCCGTGGGCTACCTAGCTGCCACTGAGTACCAAGCGTGTTGCAACTTACTTTCATGGACATCTGGCGACCGCGCACCCGAATGTTTACCTGCCCAGTGAAAGTGTCTAGTTCGATGGGGTATGTTTGCGTAGCTGTTACGGCTTGTGAGGCTGTAGTGCTTGTTCCGCCCACCGATAGGGGGTTGTTGTACCCTGAACCAGAGTTCTGCAGAGGTAGAAGCTGCATTATTAGGCTAGGTATAGTCCCATCTGTAGAGCCACGGAAGGTCAAGTCCGGCAGCATACGCCAAGCAAACGCCATGTTGTGCCCGTCACCGATGTCGAACTGAGAGCTTGTAATGCTTGACTCAATGGCTATGGGCGTGTCGCCAGTATTGTCGTCTACACCCGACTCGTGGTTGACAATGTTATATGAGTAGGTAGCCGCCATAGGGAAAGTACGTAGCCCCGAATCCAGCCATGCTGTGCGAGCCATATTGCCGTACATCCAGATGTCTTCCAAATAGTTGTAGATCACGTAGCGGTCTACGGTAGTGGAGTTTGAGGAGCAGTAGAAGAACCAAATCTCGTTAAAGCCCTCGTTGGTACTAGCAAAAATCTGGTCGGCTTGCTGCAGATTGATGTCACTGTAGATGTACTGGCGCAAGTCACATCGCATGGTCTGAACCCGACCGTCGTATTTATAGAACTTGTCTATGCCCATCCAGAAAACAGCGCCAGAGCCAATAGCAGCGGCGTTAGGCCCCGCAATTGAAACGTTATCAGCAAGAAGTTGTGTGCCCCAGACGTAGGGCGGTCCAAGGTACTGCAAGGAATATATTGCCGAATCCGACCAAACCACAATCTCTTGGCGGCTTTGTATTGCGGTGACGATCTTAGAGCCATGCGATAGGCGAATACTACCGGCTTGGTTTGTAATTGCGGGAGCCCACTCTAGGTACGATTCTTGGTCTGAACAGCGGATAAGCATGGGGTCAAACTCGGTGCTTCCAAAGTCATTGGTGACAAAACAAATAGTGAAACGGCTTGCATCAGAAATAATGAAGTT